CGAGCCGTACACGTACTCCTCGCCGAGCCGGTCCCGCCCGGCGGTCGCGGACCGCCGGGCCCCCTCGCCCCCGTCGAACTTCGACCCCTTGGACCCGACCGCGCCGCGGTCCTGCACGTCCAGCGTCTTGTCGGTCACCGGGAACCGTCCCTGCCCGCACGCGGTGCAGATCCCCGGCGGGGACCAGCCCAGGATCACCCGCCGGCACAGCTCGGCCGGGAACGCCGCGTAATGATCCACCCCCACCCAGTCCGGCACGTTCAGCGGGGCCGACGGGATCGCCCAGATGGACCCCGGCAGCCGCCCCAGCGGGTGCGGGCTGTCATTCTGGAACGTCAGCCCCTGCACGCCCGGGACCAGTGTCCGCGCGGTGCGTGTCCGGCCCGGGCGCCGGGCCGCCGTGCCCACGGCCGGGACCCGGATGACATCCACCGACGCGTAGTAGCGGCGGGACTTCACCAGGTGGTACATCACCGTGTGGGAGGTCCGGGCGCGGTCGGTGACCGACTCGGGTGTCTCGTTCACGTGATGCCAGATGACCTCCTGCCGCACGGTCAGGCCGAGCCGGTCCAGGCAGCCGATCACGTACCGCTGCGGCATCAGCATCCGCGTCTTGGGCGAGAACCCGGGCGGGATCCCGCCCCCGGCGCGGGCGTGCCCGGCCTGGCCGGGCGAGCCGTCGAAGCCGCGGCCCGCGTTCGCCGACGCCGAGATCGACGCCGACGGGCCGTTGACCGCCCCGGCGTAGGTATCGCCCAGCTCCACGAACAGCGACCCGGACGGCTTCAGCACCCGCATCCAGTCCCGCGTGCACTCCAGCAGCTCATCGATGAACGCCTGCGGGCTGTCTTCCGACCCGATCTGGGAGCCGTAGTGCGCGCCGCCGTCGGTGTACGACCGGAGCTTGTAGAACGGCGGCGAGGTGAGGACCAGGTCCACCGACGCGTCGGCGAGCGGGATGTGCCGGGCGTCCCCGCGCAGGAGCACGACGCGCCCGGTCACCCGGCACTCCGGTATCGTGGCAGCGTGAAAGGCTGGATCCGGGTGCTGCTGGCGACCGCGCTGGGCGTGCTCATCACGGGCGCGGTGTTCTCCGCCGTGTGCACGGAGGTGTGGCCAGGCGGGCACTGGCCGGCCTGGGCGGAGCGGGTGTCCAGTGGTTTCCTGCTGGGCGGCGTGCTGCTGACCGCCGCCGCGGCGTCGGCGTGGGTAGTGCGGCGCAGCTGACCGGCCGGCACCGCCGTACCTCGCCTGGGTGCCGTAACAAGTATGGGCGGTGCCGGCCGCGCGCCGCCGTAGTTGTCATGGGCCGCGGGGGCCGTGTGCTTAGTGGGCGGCGCGTTCATGACCGTCGTCCTTTCCGCGGGGCGGTGCCACCGTAACCGCTATGGATGCCGTTCGTACTTTGGGTGCACCGTCCCGGCTTTGGGTGGCCGCGCCGCCGTTTCTACCTTGGATGGCCGTAGGGGGCATGGGCGGCGCGGCTGTCTCTCAGCCCGGCAGCACCATGCTGCCGCATCGATAGCAAAATCCTTTTATGACACGCCCGCGCGGGTGGGGGCAGCGGCCGGGAGCCGCGGGGTCTGTGGAAGCCGTTCCTGCCTTGGGCTCCCGGGCGCGGCCCAGCTCGGCGGCGATCAGCCCTTCCACCCAGGCCGAGCGGGAGGCGGTCCCGCGGACCGCGTCGTCCGCGTCGGTGGTCTCGGTGGAGACGCGGACGGTGATCACGTTGTTCCGGGGCATGCCACCAGCGTATACCTTTCAGGGCAGTCCCAGGAGGGCGCGGCAGGCCGGGTCGTTCTTCGGCGAGCCGCGCCCGGGCGGCAGCCCGGTCGCCCGGCAGCACCCGGCGCACCGCAGCGCGCCTGCCCGGGTGAACATCCCCGGGATCCACGCGCCGGATGCGGTCCGCCCGCAGGCCAGCTGCACCGCCGACCGCACCTGCCAGTCCCGGGCGATCTCCGCGCGGTGCGCGGCGGTGAACGTCAGGACGGCGTGCAGGCGGTGCCCGCCCGGGGTCACGAACCAGTCGAAGCGGCCGATCTCGATGAACCGGCCGGCGTCCTCGACGGGAGGAGCCCCGGGCATGGCCCGGGGCTCCCGGTGGTCATGGGTCATGTCGCTCACCTCTTAGTGCGGGGTGCGCTCGGGGCTGCGCCGGGTGCGGGCCGGATTGTTCGCGGTCCGCTTGTGCTGCGCGGCGTACCGGGCGCACTTGGCACGGTTGCGGCCGTGCTTGCGGTTCTTCTTTCCGCCTTTATGCGGTGGCATCGGGAGGTTTCACCTCCCTCCCTGCTCGGAGTTACCTCTCCGGCAGGTCGCGCTCGCTGCGCATGCCGCCTCCTCTCGGGGGATCGGGGTGCCGTAAGGAAAATGGGCCGGGAACGGCCGTAGCAGTGGTGGGCACCCGTTGTCCTGCTAGTGTATCATGCTGGGTACGGGGTCGCGCTCATAGTGGGGACGGCCGGGTGCTCATGACCTCAGCGGTGCGCCCCGTGCCGTGACTACCGTGGGCCGGATGGCCGTTTCCAGGTTGGGCACGGGGAAATAGCGTGGACTCCCGCTGTCCTAATAGCGTATCATGCTGGGTATGGCTAAGCGACTGCATCACATCGTGGTGATCGAGCGGGGTGTCGAGGCGGACACCGAGCGGGTACTGGACCAGCACAAGCGGCTGTTCGCGCTGGGCGGCGCGGCCGACCCGATGAAGGGCCTGGTCCGCACCTACCAGCCCACCCGCGAGGGCGGCGTCCCGCACCCGGCCGAGTCCAAGAAGGTCCAGGTCAAGGCGTCCGAGGTGATCCCCGCGATCAAGGCGGCGCTGACCGTGCTGTTCAACGTCAAGTACACCCGGGAATACGGGAACACCCAGGCCCGGGCGGACCTGGTCGTGGACGGCCAGACCCTGCTCACTGACGTGCCCACCACCTACTTCCTGTTCCTGGAAGACCGGCTCAGGAAGCTGCGGGCGGACCTGATCGCGCGGCTGCCGGTGCTGGACCCGGCCGAGGAATGGCACTGGGACCCGGCCCGCGGGATCTGGGCGACCGAGCCGAAGGTCACCGAGTCCACCGCCAAGGTCCCCCAGGTCCAGGTGCTGCACCCGCCCACCCGGGAGCACCCGGCCCAGGTCCGCGCCTACGACACCGACGAGAAGGTGGGCGAGTGGACGAACGTCAAGCTGTCCGGTCAGCTGCCCGCCGACGACGTGCAGGCCATGTACGACCGGTGCAGCATGCTGATCCACGCGGTCAAGCAGGCCCGCGAGCAGGCCAACATGGCGGAGGTGCAGGACCGGGACGCCACCCCGGTACTGGATTACCTGTTCGGCAGCACTGCGGCGCGCCCAGAACAGTGACGGCACAAGCCCAGCATCGCGACGGCGCGCACTCCGTGATACAATCAGGGACAGAACGTCAGCTTCCTTGTCCTGGTCAGCACCGGCCGTGCCGGCACCGGTCGCGGGGGAAACCCGCGGGGGTCATGCGCAGGGCGGCCGCATCGTCCTGGTCCTCGTCGTACGTTCCAGCTTCCTTGTGCCGCCTCCACGCGGCGCACCGGTCCGGCTTGTTACCGGAGGTTGCCAGTTCGATCCTGGCCACCGCCTCCACGCGGCGGTGTAGCTCAATGGCAGAGCGCCGGTCTCAGTGATCAGCCGTGCCACCGTGCCAGCGGGGAAGACGCGGGAAAAGTCGTAGCCTAACGGAAAAGGCGACTGTCTTGTAAACAGTAGAGTGCGGGTTCGAGTCCCGCCGACAACATCGGCCCCCCGGGCTAGGGTAAGCCCGGGGGGCCACCTTTTCGACGGTGCCGTTGCCGCCATGGGAATCCGCTGAGACGCTGGGCACCGGACTACTTGGGCTTGGTCCACACCCGGATGTTGACCAGCGGGATGTGGTACTCGCCGGTCAGCACGGTGCCGGTGTAGGCGTAGACGTGCAGCACCCCGTCGGTGACCCGGGTCTCGCCGCAGTACTCTTCCTGGTTGCCGTCCAGCCAGGTCACCAGGACACGCTCGTTCTGCACCAGGGGTTGCTTTCTCGCAAGTTTTCGCCGATAATGTGCCCGGGGCCGCTTTGGCTCTTTTTTTACGCGTCAGGGAACGCCGAGCGGATTTCCTGCTCCAGGTCATACGGCAGCGCCTGGCGCCCGGTCCGCCGGTCCAGCGCCCGGCGCATCAGGTTCTCCGCCAGCTTGCGGTCCTCGGGGTCCTCGACGACCTCGATCCGGCGCAGCCGCACAGTGGGGATCATATCGCCGGTATCGGCGTCGGTCACCACCTTGCGGCAATCGACCAGGACGACGGCGAGGTGGACCTTCTGCGGTTCGCGGACCAGGTCCGTGACGATCGCGGACAGGCCGTTGCCGTCACCGGACGGCAGCGTGCCGGAGACTGAGACAGTCATGGGGTTCCTTCCGGGTAGGGGAGCCTGGCCGAATCCAATGTGAGCTTGCAGCCGTAGCAGCTTTGGGCCAGGTGCGTACCCCTAACGTATCATGCTGGGTGAGAGATGACGTATACGCCACGACGCAAAGTCGGGCCGCAGGAACGCGCTGTCCGCAAGGACCTGCAGTCCCTGCCGGCTGACGTGGCCGCCGGGGCAGTTGCCCGGGCCATGCTGATCCTGGCCGCGCAGGCCGACTCCGCCGAGCTGCCGGCCCGTGACCTGGCCGTGGTGCTCCGCGAGCTGCGCCAGTGCTCGTCCTACCTGCGCGACATCTGCCCGCCCGCCGGGCACGGCGACGAGATCGACGAGCTGCGCAAGCGCCGCGAGCAGCGGCTGGCAGGAGGAACCTGATGTCCGCATGCCCGGTCTGCGGCCTGCCTCCCACCGTGACCACCCAGGACGACAAGACCGGGCAGCCCTATTATGAGTGCCCGAACAGTCACTTCTGGCAGGACGCCGACGGGGATCAATGACCGCACCCGCGCTGACCGAGACGCCGCTGCGCGGGATCCAGCGGCCCCGGCTGTGCTCGGTCCCGCCGCATTTTTCCGTCGAAGCCGGCGCCGAGGCGGTCGACTTCGCCCGGTCGGTGAACTTCGAGCTGGATGACTGGCAGTCCTGGGTGCTGACCCAGGCGCTGGGCACCAAGGCCGACGGTACCTGGACCGCGTTCGAGGTGGCCGAGATCATCTCGCGGCAGAACGGCAAGAACGCCACCGTGGAGGTCCGTGAGCTGTTCGGCCTGTTCGTGCTGTCCGAGCCGCTGATCATCCACACCGCGCACGAGTTCAAGGCGTCCAACGAGCATTTCCTGCGGATCCAGGACCGGATCCGGTCCACCGAATCGATGAACCGCCGGGTCAAGTCCATCATCACCTCGCACGGCGAGGAAGCGGTGCTGCTGCGCGCCTCGCCCGCGCTGATCTTCGGCCCCGGCGCGAAACGGGTCCGCAAGAGCGTCGCCCCGCGGCTGCGGTTCCTGGCCCGCAGCCGCGGCTCCGGGCGAAGTTTCACCGCCGACTGCCTGGTCTGGGATGAGGCGATGATCCTGTCCGCCGACCAGGTGGGCGCGTCGATGCCCACCATGTCGGCGGTGCCGAACCCGCAGCTGTGGTACCTGGCCTCGGCCGGCTACCCGGACTCCACCCAGCTGGCGATGATCCGCCGCCGCGGGATCCGCGGCGGGGACCCGTCGCTGGCCTACTTCGAGTGGTCCATCCGCCCGCACACCGCGCTGTGCCCGCGGGACGAGCGGCACGGACGGCGCACCAACCGCTTCATCACCTGCGCCGAGCACGACGACCGCGACGACCCCGCCTCGTGGGCGAAAGCCAACCCGGCGCTGGGCATCCGGATCACCGCCGAGCACGTCGCCCGGGAGATGGCCGGGATGCCCCCGGACACTTTCGACGTGGAGCGCCTCGGCGCCGGCGAATGGCCCGCCGATGACGAGGACTGGGGCGCGGTCAGCGCCGAGCAGTGGGACGCCTGCGAGACCGAGATCAGCGGCGGCACCGTCACCCCGGTGTGCTTCGCAGTCGACGTCACCCCGGACCTGTCCGCGGCCGCCATCGCGGTGGCCTGGCAGCGGCCCAGCGACGGCCGCATCATCGTGGAGATCCCGCGCGGCTGCACCCGGGCCGGCACCTCCTGGGTGATCCCGCGGCTGCTGGAGCTGCGCGCCAAGTGGCGCCCGCTCGGCATCGTGATGCCGAAGTCCGCGCCGGCCGCGGCGCTGATCAACGACGCGGAGAACCGCGGGCTGGAGCTGGTCAAGGTCTCCCCGGCCGAGGAGGCGCAGGCGTTCACGCTGATGGTCACCGGGATCGGTGACCGCAAGGTGGGACAGCTCGGCCCGGACGAGGCGCCCGAGCTGCGGACCGCGGTCCGGCACGCCGAGACCCGCGACATCGGCGACGGGATGCGCGGCTGGTCGCGGAAGAACTCCGCCGCGAACATCACCCCGCTGACCGCGGCCACCCTGGCGCACTGGGCCTTCGACAAGCTCCGGCGCAACTACGACCCGCTGAAGAGCATCGGCTGAGCCAGGGCCGGCCGTCTCGTTGAGGGATGCGCCGATGATCCGGGCCGGCCCTGGCGGCTGGTAGCCGGATGCGCCGTTTAGCGTACCACCCGGGGCAGCAGTGAAAGGAGAGGACATGGCCAAGCAGATCCAGAAGAAGAAGCCGAAGCCGAAGAAGCCGCCGCCCGAGAACTGACGGGCGCGACCCTGGAAGGTAGCCGTTGACGACACTCACTGAGCGGATCCCGGTCGCGGACATCGCCGCAGACGCCAGCCAGATCCGGCTGGGCCGTTTCCTCGCCACCGTGATCACCGCGCTGTTCGTCGCGCTGGGCTGGACCGCGGGCGCGCTGTGGTTCGGGGTGCGGCACTGCGCCGCCGCGGTCCGCTACGGCTGGCGGCAGGGCGCCCGCATCCCGCGCGCCCCCCAGGCGGACGGCGGGGGACCGGCGTGACCCGGGTACTGCTGACCGGGGCGGGCGGGTTCCTCGGCTCCCACTGCGCCGAGCACATCCTGGCCACCACCGACTGGCACCTGACCGCGACCGACTCGTTCCGGCACAAGGGCCGCTGCGACCGGCTGGCCCGCATCCTGGACGAGGCCCCGGACACGGCGGGCTGGCGCAGCCGGGTCCGGGTGATCACCCACGACCTGGCCGCCCCGTTCACCGCGGCCCAGGCCAGCTCGATGCGCAGCCCCGACCTGGTGATCGCGATGGCCTCGGAGTCGCACGTCGACCGGTCGCTGGCCGACCCGGTGCCGTTCGCGCAGAACAACACCGCCGTCATCTTGAACACCCTCGAGCTGTGCCGCCAGCTCAGCCCGTCCATGGTGCTGGTCATGTCCACCGATGAGGTGTACGGGCCGGTGGCCCCGGGGCAGGCGCACCGCGAGTGGGCGCCGATCCTGCCGTCCAACCCCTACGCCGCGTCCAAGGCGGCGCAGGAGGCGCTGGCCATCTCCTACTGGCGCGCGTACGGCCTGCCGGTGGTGATCGTCAACTGCATGAACCTGTTCGGGGAGATGCAGGACGCGGAGAAGTTCGTCCCGATGACCATCGGCAAGGTCAGCCGCGGCCAGACGGTGAGCATCTACGGGGTGCCGGGGGACATCGGCAGCCGCCACTACCTGCACGCCCGGAACCTGGCCGGGGCGCTGACCTTCATCTACACCCGGCTGCCCGCCCGGTACTACGCCCCGCCCGGCCGTGACGGGGAGATCCCGCGGCCGGACCGGTACAACATCGCGGGCGCGCAGGCCACCTCCAACCTGGACATGGCGCAGCTGATCGCCGCGGTCACCGGGCGTGAGCTGCGCTGGGAGCTGTCCGATTTCCACAGCGCCCGGCCCGGTCACGACCCGCACTACGGGCTGGACCCGGCCAAGCTGACCGCGCTGGGCTGGACGCCCCCGGTCGGGTTCGCCGCGAGCCTGGAGAAGACCGTCCGCTGGACGCTCAAGCACCCGGAATGGCTCAGCCCCGGCTGAGCCGGCGCTGGCAGCAGCAGCGGCAGTTGCAGTACCGCTTGACGCACCCGCAGCAGGAGCAGTACTGCGGCAGCCGACGCGGCACCGTTCCCCGCGGGCGGGCCGTGTTCGCCGCCTGCTCCCGGAACATCCGCCCGGCCTTGTCCAGCCACGCGCGGTCCTCGCTGGTCAGGTGCACCGATCCTCCCTGTACGTGCGAGCGGCCGTAAGGACTTTGAGCCTGCGCCGGATCGGTTGTGGGCCGCCCGCCCGCCCGGCCGCGCCAGTCCTGGGCAGGTGCCGTTACGACCTGAGCCGGACGCAGGACCGGCCGCTGCAGCTGTGGGCAACATGCCGTAAGATGGCTGAGCCAGCCCCCGCTGTATCTCAGCGTATCACGCGCAGGTGCGGCCGTATGCGCTTTGGGTTTCCGTAACCAGATTGGGCCGCGCCAGGCAGCCGCCGGGCCGTAAAAGCTTTGGGCGTCCGCCGTAGCTCGCATGGGCCTGTCTTCGATCGTATCAGGCAGGGTGCGGCCGTCTCTACTGTGAGCTTGCGCCGTGCTCGGCATGAGCCGCACCCCTGGCCCGCCGGCCGTTTGGCGCTTGGGCTTGCGCCGTAACCACTTTGGGCCGCACGGGCACCGCCCGGCCGTGATCATCCTGGATAACCGTACCTGGGTACCGCTAGCCGTATGAGCCGGGCGGCAGCCGTCTTGGCTCTGGACGTTCGCGCCGTAACCTCTTTGAGCTGCTGCACCCGGCCCGGCCGTAACCCTTCTGGGCGTGCTGCCGTAACCCGTCTGAGCCGATCGGGCTGGTAGCCGTAGGAGCTTTGGGCTGGCTGGGCTGCCGTGTCCTGCCATGGGCTACCGGGCAGCAGGGCGGCCCTGCTGTATCTAATCGTATCAGACCGGAGGTGGCATGGGCCTGCTTGAGCGCGTCGCCGCCGACCGGGGGGCCGAGTCGCGGGCCATCGGCGGGGTGCCGTGGCGGCCCTGGGACTCGCCCTACATGCGCTTCGACGCGGGCGGTCCGGCTCATCCGGCCCGCGCGTTCTACGGCACCGACCAGGCCCTCACCCTGGTCCCCGTCTACGCCTGCGTGCGGCTGATCGCCGAGTACATCGCCTCGCTGCCGATCAAGTTGTATCTCAAGGACCCCTCGTCAGGGAAGCACCGCCGCTACCACGGGCCGTCCATCTTCGACGACCCCGCCCCGGACACCAACGTCATGGACTGGATGTACCAGGCACTGACGTCGCTGCTGCTGCAAGGCAACGCGTGGGGCTACGTGCTGTCCCGCGACGGCTACGGCTACCCGCAGCAGATCGAGTGGATGCCGCCCGAGATGGTCTCGGTCACCGACGACACCTCCGGCCCGTACAATCCGCTGCGCACCCGGGTGTACTTCTACGGCCACGAGGTCAGCCGCGAGGAACGCTTCCACATCCGCGCGTTCGCGCTGCCCGGCCGGACCGAGGGGGTCAGCCCGATGCGGGCGTTCGCGCTGACCATCCTGAACGGCCTGGAGGCCACCCGGTACGGCACCGACTGGTTCAAGTCCGGCGGCTTCCCGCCCGGCACATTCAAGAACAACGAAATTGAGATCGACGCTTCGCAGTCGTCGGAGATCCGGTCGCTGCTGACCCAGTCGATCCGCCGCCGCGAACCGCTGGTGTACGGCCGCGACTGGGACTACCACCCGGTGACCGTGCCGCCGTCCGAGGCGCAGTTCATCGAGGCGATGCAGCTGAACGCCACCCAGGTCGCCGCGGTCTACGGGCTGCCCCCGGACCGGGCCGGCGGCAAGCGCGGCGACAGCCTGACCTACTCCACGGTCGAGCAGGGCGCGCTGCAGATCATCGAGGCGCTGCGCCCGTGGCTGGTCCGGCTGGAGACCGCGTTCTTCGGCATCTTGCCGCAGAACCGGTACTGCCGGTTCAACGCCGACGCGCTGCTGAAGACCGACCTGCAGACGCGCGCGAACATCTACCGCACCTGGCGCGACATCGGCTACATGTCGGTGGACGAGATGCGCGAGATCGACGACCACGACCCGCTGCCGAACGCGCAGGGCACCGACAACATCCCGCTGGACGCGATCGTGGGCATGTCCCGGTCCACCCGGGCGATCCCGAACACGATCTTGCCGCAAGTCACGCTGGAATCGCGGCTGGCGCTGGAGTACCTCGAAGAGCTGCAGGGCGTCCCCGGCTACACCGCGCCGGGCGTGGGCCCGGGCGCGGCCGGAGCGGGCGCCGGCGAAGGCGAGAAGGTGCCCGGCCCGGTCCAGCCGAACCCGGCCGGGCCGCAGCCGTTCACCGCGCCCGACCCCACCCAGTTCATCGCCAAGGTCGTCGCCGCGGTCCGCGCGCAGCTCGCCGCGGAGGAGCAGGCCGCGGCCGCCGGCCCGCAGTTCGTCGGGCCGTGGATCCCGCGCGAGATGAACGGCAACGGGCGTCACTAACCCATGGTCCGTACTCAAGGGAGAACTCATGCCACCAGCGAAGAAGCCAGCTAAAGCAACGAAGAAGCCTGCGCCGAACACGCCTGCTCCCGCTGGCTCCTATGCGCTGCCTGGCGGCGGCCCCGGCGGGGCGGACGCGTACCCGATCAACACCAGGGCGCGCGGGGCCAACGCGCTGGCCCGGGTGACTCAGGACGGGACGCCCGCGGAGCAGGCCAAGGTCCGCGCCGCGGTGAAGGCCAAGTACCCCGACTTGCCGTCCAGCCAGGGCAAGGGCGGCAGCCCGGCCGCGAAGGCCGCCAAGCCGGCGGCCAAGCCGGCCGCGAAACCGGCGGCGGCCAAGCCGAAGCCGGCCGTCACCAAGCCGCGTGCCAGGAAATCCTGACCGGCCTAGAAGGAATTTAAGGAAGGAACAGGATGGACCGGGACGCTATCAACAACCTGAACGACAGCCAGTTCGCCTACATCGAGCAGGGCGGGATGCGGGATGCCAAGGGGCGGACCGCGCCGCGGTCCAAGCGGCATTTCCCGGTCAACGACGAGGCCGCGGTCCGCCGGTCGATGGACGAGGCGCTGCGCTCGCCCTTCGGCCGGGACGGGATGCCGGGCATCATCGTGGCGGCCCGCAAGTTCGGCATCGCGGTGCTGGGCGCGCACCGGGCGCTGGCCGAGAACCCGGAGACCTCGGGGTTCCCCGAGCGCCGGTTCGTGAAGTTCCCGCTGGAGCTGCGCACCGTCGGCGACGGCAACCGGCACATCTGGGGCTACGCGGCCTGCTTCGACAAGCTGTCCAAGCGGCTCGGCGGGTTCGTGGAGCAAGTCAACCGGTCGGCGTTCAACGAGTCGAAGCGGGACGGCTGGCCGGACGTGGTATGCCGGTACAACCACAAGGACGACTATCTCCTCGGCACCACGTACGCGCGGACGCTGCAGCTGAGCCTGGACGAGACCGGCCTGCTGTACGAGGTCGAGCCGCCCCAGTCCCGGCAGGACATCCTGGAGTACGTCCAGCGCGGCGATATCCGCCACTCCAGCTTCGCGTTCCGGGTATACCCGGGCGGGGACGAGTGGGGGCTGTCCGAGCACCAGTACCCGATGCGGACCCTGCACGCGGTGCAGCTGGTCGACGTCGCCCCGGTACTGGACCCCGCCTACCCCGACGCAACCGCGGGCGCCCGCGCGATCGACGGGGCGGTCCGCTCGCTGTCGCAGTGGGTGCAGGCCGACCCGGAGGAAGTCCGGGCGCGGCTGGACGAGAACCGGGCGATGGACTTCTTCCGCCGCACCGACAACATCGGACCGCGCCAGGAGCAGAAGCAGCAGCAGAAGCAGCGCAAGACGCTGACCGGCGCGCTGGCCCTGCTCGACCTGCTGGACAACTCGGCCGACCCGTTCGCGGGAGAAGGCTAATGGACGTGCCGGGCGTGCGGGCACCTCAACCCTGAGTTCACCCGGACCTGCCGCATGTGCGGCAAGCGCAAGACGGTCAGGGGCCGTTGCAGCAATGGGTTCCGTCGCTTCTCTGAGCCCCTGACCAGGCACGATCCTACAACGTAAGACCGCAAGTTTACAACTGAATACAGAAGCCGCGGTAGCCGCCTTCCCGGGCGGGAGCCGGCTGATGACCAACTATCACCAGCTGCTTTCAGAAGGGAAGCACACATGGCCAGTGAGACCGCCAAGCGGCTCCGCGACCGTCGCCTGTCCGTATGGAACGAAGCAAAAAAAATCGCTGAGGACGCGGCCGGCGAGAACCGCGCCTTCACCCCTGAAGAGCAGGGTAAATGGGACGCGATGCAGGAGGAGATGCGGACCCTGGACGTCCGCATCGGCGCCGTGCTCGACACCGAGAAGCGGGCCAAGGCCGCCGACGACGCGTTCAACGACCTCGAGGGCCGGCCCCGCGACGCGCAGCGCGCCGGCGGCCAGGCCGGTTCCGTCGGCCAGCAGGCCGAGGAGATCCGCAAGTGGGCCCGCGGCGCCGACGGCGCCCCGCGCGCCATCGAAGTCCGCCGCCAGGCGCCCGGCCCGGTCAACTACCGGACCCTGCTCACCACCGGCACGGTCTCCGCGGCCATCCCGACCGACTTCTACGACCAGGTGATCGCCCATCTGATCGAGGTCTCGGGCGTGATGCAGTGCGGGCCGACCGTGCTGAACACCGGCGGTGGCGAGACGCTGCAGGTGCCGAAGACCACCACGCACTCGACCGCGGCCTCCGCCGGCCAGGGCTCGGCGCTGCCCACCTCGGACCCCGCGTTCGGGATGCAGCCGCTGTCCGCCTACAAGTACGGCGTGATGCTCCAGGTCGCCCGCGAGCTGATCGACGACACCGCGGTGGACCTGCTCGGCTACCTGGCCATGCAGGCCGGCCGCGCGCTCGGCAACGCGTTCGGCACCGACCTGGTCAACGGCACCGGCACGGCCCAGCCGTCCGGGGTCGTCACCGGTGCCACGGTCGGCGTGTCCGGCACGGTCACCGGGGTCAGCGGCGCGCCCAGCTACGCCAACCTGGTGGACCTCGAATACTCCGTCATCGCGCCCTACCGCCAGAGCCGGTCGTGCTATTGGCTAGCGGCGGACAAGACGATCGGGGGCTTCAGGAAGATCACCGACACCACGGGCCGTCCCATCTGGGAGCCCTCGGCGGTGCTCGGCTCGCCCGACCTGCTGCTCGGCAAGCCGCTGGTCGCCGACCCGTTCATGCCCGCCCAGGCCGCCAGCGCGCTGTGCATCGCGTTCGGTGACTTCAGCCAGTACTTCGTGCGGCTGGTCGGCGGGGTCCGCTTCGAGCGTAGCGACGACTTCGCCTTCTCCCAGGACCTCGTGACATTTCGAGCCATACTTCGTGGAGATGGTACCCTCGTGGATCGCACCGGGGCAATTAAAGTCTACAAGGGCGCAACAAGCTGAACTGGGGTTTTACCCTCTCAAAGGTCTGCATGGGGGTTTCCTAGTGAAACTCCCGTAAGCTGGTATCATGGCGAGAGCGGGCGGCATGCGCGCCGCCCGCTCTCTAGCCAGAACCCTTGCAGGAGGGTGCCAGCCATGCCCGAGGTTACGTGTTCTTTCGAGGGCTGCGACAAGCCGCGTTACAGCCGCAGCTACTGCACACAGCATTACCGTCAGTTCATCAACGGCAAAACACTCCGGCCGCTACGGGATTACAACCGTCAACCGCAGGCATGCAAAGCACCGGAGTGCAACCAGAAACCCCATGCGCACGGCTACTGCAAGGTGCACCTCGGGCGCCTGACCCGGTACGGCCGCCTGGACCGGGTTTACGAGCAGTACGCACCCGACACAACCTGCAAGGTGCAGGACTGCGGGAAGCCGGTTAAGGCACTCGGCTACTGCGAGACGCATTACATGCGGGTCCGCCGTCATGGCGAACCTGGAACCGCCGAATCCCAGGCACATAAGCGTCGGTCCAAGTACGAGGGCGTGACGTGCGCGGTGGAAGGGTGCGATCGGCAAGCAGTATCCCAGGGCTGGTGCCGGATGCATTATGCCCGCTGGAAGAGCACGGGTGACGCCGCAGGCAAGTGGGGTGCGCAGCCGCGGCGCAGCCGTGGTTACGTGACGACGGATGGCTACCGGATGTCGCCGGAACGCCGCAACGGCCGTCCGGTGCTGGAGCACCGGCTGGTGATGGAACAGGTGATCGGCCGCCCGCTGCACCGGTTCGAGGAACCGCACCACAAGAACGGGCTGCGGGATGATAACCGGCCGGAGAACCTGGAGCTGTGGGTGAACTGGCGCCAGCCGCACGGGCAGCGGCTGTCTGACCTGCTGGATTTCGTCGTCCGGTACTACCCGGATGAGGTTCGCGCCCGGCTGGAGGCCGCTGGTGAGTAATGGCCGCAAGCTGAAGGACCGCACCGGGCGGGCGTCGTGCGCGACATGCGGGCGGAGCGTGACCGCGTACATGGCGCTGACGTCCCAGCACCTGGCTGATGGCCGGGTGGTGTGCCCGCGGTGCGTCGGGCAGGGCCGGCTGGCGTTGCGGCTGGGCTGCGGTCACGTCGGGCTGCCGGGGATGACGGTGACCGCGGCGGACGAGCCGGGCATGTCGCGGTGCGCGCGGTGCAGCGGCGAGCTGGACGGCGGTTAGGGCAGGGGGACCGGCGGGGCGGCCGGCTGGGGCTTGCGGGGGTCGATGGCCTTCGCCATCTCGACGGCGATCACGCAGTCCGGTCCGCTAGGCTGCGGGATGGTGACGAACCACCGGTCCGGGACCAGGATGTCCTGGGTCTCGACGGCGCCGGCCCCGTTCAGCGCCACCCACCCGGACGACCCGGACTTCGCGTCCGCGAGGATCTTGTCGGCGACCTGCTGGGCGAGACTGGCCATGATCGTGTCCTGCTTTCCTCGGCGCGGGTAACTGCTCCAGCCTAGGGCCCAGAAGGGGATGCATGAATGGCTACTGTGCGACGTGCGGGCACTTCAGCTCGCTGGACGCGTATCTTAAATGGTGTACGGCCTGCGTTGCC